CCTTCGCGTCCATCCCCCGCGTATCAATCGCCCCCCGCGTCAACCACTCCTTCATCCGCCGCCACATCGTCGCCCGTAAATTCCCGTCGCCCTTCTCAATCGTCGGCCCGCCGAAATTCACCTCGAACACTTGCGTGAATCCCAACCCGCGCAACCGCACGACGACCGCGGCGCCAAACGCGCTGTCGATAAACACCGCGTCCGGCGCGTGCGTCCGGATCGCCTCGACCAGCGTCGCCACCACCAACGCCCGGTCATCCGCCGCCGTCTGCGCCCCGCTCAACCGGATCGCCGGCACCGACCGCGCATCTAACCCCCGCCGAAACCGCCCGACCGTCCACGCCGACCCGCCGCCGCTCACATCAAGGCCCAGAATCAACGGCTCGCCGGCCAACGGCTGCACCGGATTCGTCTGCGCCGCCGCAATCCGCCCGCTGTCAATGAACTGCGTCTCATCGGCCCGCGGCGGCACCCCCCGCACATGCACCCGAAAAAAATCCTCGTCCTCGTCCCCCCCCGCATCTTCCAACCACTCCGCAATGAACGCCGGATTCGGCATCCGACACGTCCGCGCATCCACCACCCGCGTCGTCCACCGGTCCCGCCCCGCCCCAAACACCGCCCGCCACGCATACCCCGTCGTCCGCGTCGGATTGAAAAACATGAACATCATCGGTTCGCCATCCGTCAACCCGCCCTCGGCGGCCTTGAAAATGGCGTCGTCAATCCCGGAGGCCTCATCGAAAATCATGAAGCTGGTCGACGTCGCGTTATGCTGGCCCTGAAACGCTTCGCTGTTCTCCGGCGCGCACGACGCCGGCGTCACCTTCCACGACTCGCGATACCCCTTGCGGTAGAGCACCTGCGAATTAATCTCAAACCAGTGGCCGGTAATGCACCGCTGCGTCCACGTCCGAATCGCCGCCCAGGTTTTTTCGGAGAGTTGATCGTTCGTATTCGCGGTGACGGTGCCAATGGCGCCGCGCCGCGTCGACATAATCCAATCCACGAGCCACGCCGTCATCGCCCCCTTCCCGACCCCCCGCCCGCTACTCACCGCCACCCGAATCGGTAACACCGCCGTGTGCCCGTCAAACCGCCGCGCCCGCACCTGCCGCCCAATCTCCTCCAGCAACTCCGCCTGCCACGCATCCGGCCCCCGATACGCCTCCAGCACCCCAGGCCGCCCCCACGGATACGCCCGCCGCACAAACCCCAACGGATCCCCCGCCACTGCCGCCATCGCCTCGTGCAGCTCCCGCTCGACGTCCCGCCCCACCGCCTCCATCACCCCTCCACCTCGCTCAGCCCAGATGAGCGTCCGCCCTCCTCCTCCCCCTCGTCCTCAACCTCAGCCGTTTCAACGCGCTCTAACAGCACGCACAGCATCGACGTCCACCCGATAGGCCTGAGAGCCTCCTGCGCGACCCGCGTCGCCCGCGCGACACATGTCGCCGCCCGCCCACCCGCAACCACCCCCCTGTGCGTCACCGGCGCCCGCGTCTCAAACTCAAACGTCACCGCATACTGACACCGCATCTCCGCCTCCTGTCCACTGATGAGCTTCTTCCCAGGCACGCACCGCGCCGACAGCAGTGGAATCTGCGGATGAGCTTCAGCCCACAGACGCGCCGCGGTGCGCGTGGGGGAAGGACCCAGACCGATTTCGACGCGCTCGAGGGTCCCAGCCCCCCCCCGCCGGCCGGGGGTCGTTTGTGCCAGGCCTCCCCTCTGTGCGGGCCGCGGGAGATGGCACGATTGATGCCCACAATTCCTTTATTTCCTTTAGAATCAACGACTTGCAGGTTAACATAATCCAACATATCAGACCCAGTCGTTATCGGCCTGATTCCACCGCGACTATTCGACCCGATCCACCTCTTCCACAACATCTTGTGGTGTCTCGAGTTGTGCTTGGGCGAGGCGATTCGCCACCTTCCAGCTGTCCAACCGCGCCAGGAGCTCTTCGCTGTTGTGCACGATGATTTCCTGCTCCTGCTCCTTCGGTTTGTCGATCGCGCGGTTCATCAAGTCCGTGAAGGCCGCTGTTGACGGGTCTTTCTCCCAGACTTCGACGCCGATCGCGCCGGCCGCGAGCTCCTCAGGCCCAATCCGCCTGAATTTACCGCTCTCATCGCGCGCCACGAGGTATTTCAGGCCTTTCGCCTGCGCGACCTGGGCCTCAATCATCGGGGCTAAGTGCGGCGTAATCAGGGCGCGCACGGCTTCACGCATCGCCCGCTTCGCGGGCGGGTTATTGTTGGGCTTCGGAATGCCTAATTGGTCCCACGGGATCGTCTCAAGGAGCGCGTCGGGCATGGCTGGACCCTCCTTTCTGCTGGTGTTGGCGTGGTGCTGTCACCACCTGTTACAACCTTCACGTTGAAAACCACGCAAAAACAGGCCTAGTTACTACTGTTACCGTGTTACTGCCTATTTCCGTGGAGATACGTGCGGGCGGGCGCGTGTGTATGTATATGAAATAGGTAGTAACAGAGGTAACAGAGGTAACAGGTGCGATGTTCATTGGGGAAAAATTGTTACCACCTAGAGGTCTGAGGTAGTAACAGTGGTAACAGTGTGGGTTAGGAGCCAGCGTCGTTGGACGGGGAGGTGCGGCGCGAGTCGGACGACGCAGCGGGCGAAGCCGTGGAGGCGGAGGATGCGGGCGGCGCGCATTTCGGTGCGTTTATCGAGGCGGTCGAGGGGGAGGTCGAGGGCCTGGGTGAGACAGTCGCCGAGGCGAAAGCCGTAGGTGGGGGATTGGCCGGCGGCGAAGGCGAGAATCGTGGCCGTCCACGAGTCTTCGTATTGGCGTGCGTGTTGGACGGCGGCGGTCTCATCGGGCATGCGCCACCACGTCGCGCCGGCGTCGAAGCGGGCGACGGCTTCGGCGAAGAGCTGGGGGCGGGCGTCGCGGAGCGCGGGGACGTCGATGGCGCCGCAGGCGATGGGCCAGAAGCGGCGGAGGCCGGTCTCGTCGGTGCCCCAGTCGTCGGTATTGGTGGTGCCGGCGAAGACGCATTGGCGCGGGAACCGTTGGACGTGGCGCGCGTAACTCGGGCGATAGTCATCGACGGCGGTGGACATCAGCGTCTTGACGGCGGTCACTTCGGGTTTGGAGAACGACTGCAGTTCCGCGATTTCGATCAACCACTTGCCGCGGAGGCCTTGGAGAAAATCTTTCGCGTCCATACGTTCGTGCGCGACGGCATACCACGGGCCGCCGAGGACTTCGAGGGCCGTGGATTTCAAGAGCCCCTGTTCGCCTTCGAAGACGGGCATCGTGTCGAGTTTACAGCCGGGGCGCATGACGCGGGCGACGAGGCCGACGAAGAAATTCACCGAGGCGGCGCGCGTATAGAGCGAGCCGTCCGCGCCCCAGTAGTCTTCGAAGGCGGTGGCGAGGCGGTCGATGCCGTCCCAGGTCAGCGAGCGGAGCCAGTCGCGGACGCAGTGCCGGGGCCGCTGGCGGGCGACGTAGCGGACGGCTTTCGCGACGGTGCTGTCGGGGACGGCGGTCATCAAGCAATGGTCCTGCATGAAGACGGTGAGGCGGGTGTCGTCGTCGTCGCGCCATTCGCGGACGGGCGAGGCTTGGACGAGGACGCGGTCGAGGAACTCGTCGTACCAGATCGCCTCGGGCCCGCAGGCCGGGTCGTGTTGGAGGACGAGGACGGCGTTACTGTGATTCGGGCGGGCGACACCCTTATCGCTGCAGGTGAGGAGCGCGGCCCAATTCGGGGCGGTCACGCGCTGGGCACGTCGGCGAGTCGGATGATCTCGATGTGCGCCGACTGAAAGATCTGTTGAACTTGGGACAAAGAGGCGCCCTGGCCTTGATAGCCATCCGCGCCCAGGAACAAGACATTTGAGTTCGTGGCGCGCATCTGCCGCAGGACGGCCGGATAGTCATCGCCGAGTGAGGGTTTACATTCAATGCGATATTGGAAGCCGTCGGACGTCTGGAATTCCTGGAGCCAGCCCGCGTTAAGATCCTCGCGCGGCGGCCCAATGAGCGTGGTGCGGCCGGTCACGGTCACATCCACGCCAGCCTGTTCGAATTCGACGCGCCAGTCGGCGCGGACCTCAGCGGTCGGCAGCCATCGTTGAAAGCCAACATCGCGTGCCCTGTCAGCCTCCTTGTGTAAAAACTGCTTGAGGTCTGCGGTGAGCGCCAGCAGTTTATCGCGCAAGAAGCGGGCAATCCACGCATCGTCCGTGAATAACGCTTGCAGCGCATTATGTTCGGGTGTTTCGGCGGGGGCCGCAAAGTGGTTAATGATCAGCGTGTGAATCGCGGTATAGCGGGAGCGGAACCAGTCTTGTTGACTGAGCCACTCGCAATACGCCGTATCCTGCGCGAGGACATCCACGGGTTGACCCTTGTATTTGCCGAACGGCACGATCTTGGGTGTCTCCGCCATCAGCGCACCTCCTTGTCGGGTAACGTGTCATCGGGTTGCGGCGCCATCCCGCGCACGGGTCGCCCGCGCGTGGCCTTGCCGCCCTTGGCGCCGGCGACGGCGGCTTCGGCCTTCGTCCATTCGTGGGCGGTGCCTTGGACGTGGGCGGCGACCCCACCCTGCCGCGCGCGGGCCACGCGGACGTCGGTCGGGAGCAATGCAAAGCCACGACGTGCGGTCATGCCGTCGTCTCCAGGGTGCCGAGGTGTAAGCGGCGTGCGACGGTGGCGAGGAGGAGCGCGTCGGCCGTCGCGAGCGTGATTTTAACGCTCGGATACAGCTGCTGCGCGCGGGTTTTTAACAGCTGTTTATCGCCGCCGCTGAGGCCGCCGAGGAGGCGCTGCCAGCGTTGCGGGAGGAGCTCTTCGAACGGAATCTTGGCGGCGGTGAGCGCCATGCGACAGCGACCGTAACCAGCGCCGAAGGTGAAGGCACTGGTGACGCCCATTTGCGGACTCGAGTGGACTTTTTCGAGCACGGCGCACGTCTCGGTGGTCGGCAGGAGCGCCCAGAGGTCGGCATCGGTGGCCGGCATCTTCACGGCCCAGAGGCAGCGGCCCTCGTCGTCCACGAGCGCGAGGCCACCGGAGACGCCGACATCCACGCCGAGGTACTGCATCAGACGTCCCCCGCCAGCTCGTCCAGCCGCGCTCGGCTATACTTTTCTGGAATATGCCCACCGATGATTTCCGCGAGATGTTCGAGGCGATGAAAGACACGGCCGACGGGCTGATCCAGGCCAATACGGGGATCAAGCGCATGG